GGTCTATTTTCCTCTAAAAACCACTCATTTGGGATGATTTTGTCCGAATATTTATATCCGTTCTTTTCACACCAATCCCCATAGGTCGTTTTGGACTTTTTGGTGATTTTGTTCTTTGAATTGGAAAATACGAACCTAATGTCCATATTTGGGTTTTGTTCTTTAACCAATAAGTGTTTCTTACGGTCAGCTGCCACAAACCTACCTTTTGTCTCTATTCTAATACCATTGGGTAGTTTGAAATCGGGATGATAGTGGTGAGTGGATGCAGGAATTATGTATGGAACCTTTTCTGTTTCATATTCTACTTTAATTCCTTGAGATTCTATTTGTTGAGAAATGGTTTCTTCTAAACCAGACTTAAATCCATATTTTTGTGCAACCCATTTTGGATTGTTCTTTTTTGTAACTTTTTTAGCCATTAAATTGTTTTATTAACCGTTTACATTGGTTATTTTACTATACTCTTGTTTTGAATCAGATGCAGCTTTTGGTAAATCACCAACACCATATCTTGTATATGGTGCCTTTTTTTCTAAAGCGGATACTGCTTTTTCATCAAAAACCATTGTTCCTGTACCATCTGTTCCAATTGAATATGGTGTCCCATCTTTTCCAGGGCCAATTTTATCTGTTCCTAAATCTTTTGATTGTCCTTTGTATAAATCTATAATACTTGCCATTGTTTTTTGTTTTTGTATATAAATATAAGATTATGTATCAAATCGTATAATAAAATTTACCGGCATATCTGATTCTGATTTTATTGGTTGTGGTAGTTTTGCTACTGCTACCAACTGATACTCATCGTCATATAAACCTATTGTTGTAATAAAGGGTAAAAGAAATGAACCGGTAGTATCAACTGAACTACTCAACTCATAATGTTCAAATCCACCACTAATTGAACTACTATAAGCTGAGCCAAATCTATAATCTAATATGTTTCCATTTTCTAATGTAGATTTTTTACGAATATATTTTACTCCAGGATTCGTTGTTACTTTATAAATTTTATTATCACTACCTGTTATAAATGATGTTTCTCTTCCAATTTCTATAACTGCCGTAGGATTTGTAGAAACATTGAATTCATCTTCATTTGAAATTAAAAGATATTCATGTTCATATATAGTTTGAGTAGATTTATAAGATACTTCCCAATTATTAAGTAATTTTGTAGTAGCATTTTTTGTTAATACTATTATTCCTTGATTATAAAATACATTACCCTGTCTTCCTATAACATTATCTAAAAATGGCAATTCATCAACCTCTAAAATATTGTTTTGCAAATCCAATTGTATTATAGTTTGTGTATAATTTATCGAATTATAATTAAAAATAACTTCATTTGTTTCTAAATTCAATGAAACCAATGTCAATGTTGATATATTATTTTCTAAATTTAAATAATTAATAATATTACTATTAAAATTTATAATTTGTAATTCCAAACCAATATCACCACTACGCAAATTACCAAAACCATCATCTGTATAAATTTCTCCATTATCATTAATACTAACCGAATTTTTTTTTATACCTTCTCCAACATAAATGTTTGGTATTGAAATTACTTTGGCGTAATTTTCTAAATTTCTTTCTTTTGCATTTGTGAAAATTGTAAAAGTATTTGTTTTAAAACCAACCCTTGTTATTGGGTTATCTTCTTGTCCATTATAAAATGTACTTTTTATATTTCCGTGTATAGAATTTTTCGGATATAAGCCTGATAAATCCGTAGAAGTTGAATCTGCTTCTAACAAAGATATTTCGATAGAGTTATTATCAAAACTCCACTCTTTGTAAGCTTTGAATGGTCTAATACTAATATCTGACTTTGGTATTCTTTTTAACATATCACTTATAAATATCTCAAAACTAAAAACCCACCAAATTAAGGTGGGCCATAGTTTTTATTTTATTCTCCGATTAGAAGTCTAATTTAACTTTAATTGCAATTTCCTTATCAAATGATTTTTCAACCGGTTTGGAAGTTTTTGCTACTGCTAATAATTCGTTTGCGTCATCGTATAAACCTACTGTTGTAATATAAACATGTGGGTCTCTTTCAAATAATGATTGAGCAAATGCACCTACTGAACCTGTTACAAATGTTGGATTATTTGAGAAGTTAAATTCTCTATTATTTGCTCTTACAAAGTAATGAGATGTTGAAACATTTTCAGTTCTTCTTACTTGGAAATCTGTACCACCTGCAAGTGATTTTAACAATGCAACTGAACCTGAATTACTACCATTATTTTGGTGATATATATTAGAAATTGACGAATTTGCTTCACCTAAATCACTATTAATTGCAGATGCCAATGCTTTTGGATTTAATAAGATAATACCCATATCTGGATAAAATAAACCATATCCAACTCTACTTCCTGTTGCACTATATCCATTAATTGGATGTATTGATGCAGTTAATGCTGAACCAATATTTAATGAACCACTTACTAAATTATAAACTCTACCCGCAGTTGTTACATTTTCATCTGTTCCACCACTATCATCAATTAAGGTAATGCTTCCAATTGAACCTGATAAATCTATTGAGATATTTCCTGGGTCTAATCTTTCTTTGTATCTAGCTCTATTAATGTTGATTGCGTAGAAAGATGTCATATCTGCACCACCTGCAGTTGAACCCGTATACACACTAAAATAATTATCCGAACTATCCAATAAGACATTCTTATATTGATTATAAGTTGCTTTTGTTGGAGAGGTTGAATCATCATTTTGTGTTATAGTAGGTGCACCGAATCCATTAACATCACCATATGCAATTGAGAACTGAACTTCTCCAGAACCCGTTGCTGCCGTATTATAAACATCTAAATAGTATCTACCACTTGTAGATGCAACTTGTGCAGATGAAGTATAGTTTGATGCAACATTAAAAGAACCCGTATCACCACTCCATATTCCAGAAGTTACAATTTCAGTTCTATTTGTTACCTTATCGATTGTTCCAAATTTTTTATAAATACCATTTGAAATAGTATTAATGTCGGAACTGATTTGTTCACCCGTTCCTAAAAATTGGTTTACGATTCTAACTAATTCGTTAGTATCTACTGGAGTGCCTGCGGTGTTTGCTGCACCTGCTAAGTATTGTGATAAATTACTTGCTAAAAGGCTTCCTCTATTGTCTCTAATTAATGCCATAGTTTTTTATTATTGAACGTAAGTTACTGTGATTGGAATAGTTTGAGAACCACCTGTCTCATTACCATAAACTGTTAATGTTGTTCTAATTGTTGATGTTAATGATGGATTTGGAATAAATTTAAATGAAATTCCTTTTGCTACCACCGCTGTTGCTGATACATCATCACCAATAAACATAGGAACCGAACCAATGTCAGATGTTACTCCTTCACCGATAATATCACCTGCGTTTTTATTAGATAATACAATGGTATATCCCATACTTCTATTTCCAGCTGGGGATGTCGTTGGTGATAATGCAACTTCACCACTTTTTTGATTAACCGAAATATTAGGAACACCAAATTCTACCACAGGAATACGAGTTGTATTCTTAGGAAGTGTTACTAATTTATATTTCATTACTTGTGTTTCATCAGGATTGGCTTCTAATACAGGCATGTTCTTAATTGCTGCATCATAGTATGCCGAACCTAACGGATGTGCCGGCTCATATAAAGAGTAATCAATCTCATCATCTGCTAATGCAAATTGAGTAATGTTTAATCCTTGGCCTGCAGCTAACTTTTCTCTACCTTTTTTGGTAAGAATTGCATCTACTGTTAATTCTGTGTTACTTAAATATCCCATAGTGTTGTATTATCGTTTGATATAAATATAATTATTTTTTAAATTTAGTTATTCTACTTCTAAAATTGGTTCTGCTGTATTTCTACCTGCTTTATTTACAGTTAATGTATTTGGATTAGATATAAATGTTTCAATTGGAGAACTTCCGTCTAAAGTAGTTGCTGCTGTATTTTTTGAACCTCTAAAGAATGAATTTTCTAATCCTCTCGTCAAATCAGATGTATTTCTATAATGCGTTGGTAAATATCCATCTAAATGTGTTACTTCCACAATACTTCCTGTACCAGCGTTTATTACTTTTGAACCTGAAAATGGTTGTATATTTAATCTAGTTTCATAATAAGTTTGAATATCAGAAATATATCCACCACGAGGGTCTCCTAATCCAATTGCAGATGCGGTTATTGCGAATTTGGTTACGATTCTTTGTTTTTGTTCCTTAACTAAATCCACTCTAATTCTTTCTTTAACTCGTCTACCATCTTTGTCAAAATAAGTTCTAATCGCATGTCCGTTGTCTGCATAAATACCAAATCCAATTGTTTCATAATCACTTTGGCCTACTACTGTATTTATGTCATATATGTCAATTTCTGTTAATATAGTTGGTAAATCCAAACCAGTATCTATTGTAACATCTCTTTGATATGATTCTGCGTTTATATTTTCTAATGATGCCGTATAAATTTGTGCATCATATTGATAATTTTCTGCAATTATAGTATCCACCGATGCCGTATAAATTTCTGCGTAATATTGATTATTTTCTCCACTTAAATTTTCAGATAAGTCGGCATCAACAATAGTTTCGTATTGAGTAGTTTCACCATATAAAATTGTAGTGTCGTTATAATGAATTACAGTTTCTTTTTGATATTCTTGACCGGTTGGGTCTTTTTGTGCAATCTTACTTCTTTCTA